ATGATAAACATAAAAACATACCTTCGTCAATATAAAAACGATACGGCCGGTATCGTATGGATTTCATTTTACATACAGAGGCAAAAGGTGAATTTCTCTACCAAAGTTGCTGTGTCCTTGAAGAACTGGAACGATAAAAAAGGTATAGTGACTTCCGGTGACAAGCAAGCTGCAGACAAGAATCTGATTATTGAAACCATCCTGGCACGGATTAATAATGTGTTTGTAAAATACCGGCTTCGGGATAAGAAATTGTCGCGTGATCTTTTCTTAAGAGAATACAACCGTCCGAGTGATTATCCTACATTCTTTGATTTCGTCCGGGAGCACATGAAAAAAATTTCGCACCGTACGGAGTTGACTACCCTTCAGACCCACATGAGCGTCATGCGGAAGATAAAGGACTTTAATGCGAATCTGACCTTTGATGACATCACACATGAATGGTTGGATGTTTATTTCGCCCATTTACGGAAGGAGTTAGAGAACAATGCCAATACGGCTTATAAGAATATGGGGGTATTAAAGAAATATGTATTGGCCGCGTATAAAGCCGGATACATGACCGAGAATCCATTTGAGGACTGGTCTATCAAAAGAATATCCGCCACTTGCGTTTACTTGAATGAGGACGAGTTGGGCAGACTTGTGTCGTTATACAATTCAGGTGAGTTGGATTACAAACTACATAAGACATTGGAGTTTTTTCTGTTTCTGTGCTTCAGCAGCCTGCATGTAGGAGATGCGAAAAAGCTCCAGCTTGAGCAATTTACCGAAGATCATTTCACTTACTTCAGGATGAAGCTCCGCAACAGTAAGCCGGAACCGATTCAGATACCGATTTCTGAACCGCTCCGAAACTTGCTGTTCCGGATTGTAGGTACCAGGAAGAAAGGTCCTTTGTTTGAGGTGATTCAGGCCGATCAAACGATGAATCGTAATCTGAAGGATATTGCCGCCATTGCAGGGATTGATAAACCGATCACTCATAAAGTAGGGAGGCATACTTTTGCGACCATTTATTTGAGGCACACCAAAGACCTTGCGGCGCTGAAGGAGCTTCTGGGACATTCGGACATGAAGGAAACGCTGGTCTATGCGCACGTCATGGATGAGAGTAAGAGGGAAGGTATGCAATGTTTCAATAGCTTCACTCTATAATATAGGGGTAAAAGCCGTACAATCGTGCGGATAATTCATAACATTTTATTTATCAAATAAATGCGGCTGCACCGATTTGTACAAGTTCGTACAAAATGAGGTGCAGCCGCACGAATTTATGCTCTCTCGTACATCACCCAGTAGGGTTGTCCAGCCAAATATTCTACATGGTACCCGGCATCAGCCAGTTGTTTGGCCAGCGCCATCGGAGCGACATCGACAATGTTCGACAGCTCATATACCAGTTCAGCGGTGGTCTTGTAACATTTCTGTGAAGTGGTACCGATGGGTGAATAGTTCTGGCCGATGAAGTTTGCTATGGCTTTCTGCCGCTCGGCTTGTTGCTTCTCCAATTCGTCTCGTTTGTCCGGTTCTTCGTCGTTTTGATAAGAACGGAATCCTATCTTCTTGCTCATTGTGCGCCTCCTTTCTCTTCTTCCGGAGTCAAGCTTCTTATCATGGATGACACAATGCGTAAATCACTTATTACGGATATAATGTCATCAGCACTAACTTCATTGTTGACTTTCAAGTCTAAGATTAATCCAGTAGCTCTATCTATGGTATTGCAACAAGCACCGGCAACGCCATTTTGTAAAATCGAGATGGTTTCGCTGATGGAGGAAGTCAATACGATGTTATTGATTTCGGTATTCATTCTTTGCCTCCTTCCTGCTCCAGCATATTTGCCTTCTCACTGAACTGATAAACGGAACGTACCTTGCAAATATCGAGAAAGAATACCGTGTCGGGGCATCCACCACTTATGACATGAGCCTCGATACGTATGGTACGGTCATTGTCAATCAGGCTGGCAGTGTATTGCATACGTTTCATTTTCGGATGTTCGGCATTGATGCGGTTGACCACATCGCCTATTTCATGCTTGAGTGCATCCAGGGAAAGTTCATCCTTGATAAGAACATCTTTATACTTCTCTACATAGTCAATTACCTTTTTCCATGCCCGGTTCTTGGGGGAATAGGTCTGCAGATGGTAAACAAAGAACATCATGCTTTGCCTCCTTTCTCATTAAAGGTGATGTTGACTGTCCCACCATTGACATAGATGGAAATGGATTTGTCACTACGTGCTGCACGGATACGTTTACGTCCGGCGCACAGTTCAATACCCAACTGGGCAAACAGTTCTTGAACCTTCTCTGCGGATACATAGCGTCCGCGGGCGCTTTGGGCTTGTTTTCTCATAATGTAACGCTATTTAAATAAAACAATATATTGAATGATACAATGCTCCAATAAAGACGGGAAGGGAACTTTCTCCAAAAAATCGGAAAACTTATAGACAAAGAAAGTTCCGCTTTCCCGTTGCGTTACACCTTGAGAAGGCAGTGGGTGCATTAACACTCCACACGGGGGTCGGAACTATATGATACCATTGGGCATAAAAAATGCCAACGGCAAAAGTTGGCGAACAATCTCGCCTTCTCAAAATGTAACGCATCGCAAAGATGCAGGTTTATTTTGAAATGGCAAAAGAAAAGCGGAGATTTTTTGTTTCTCCGCTCTTCTTTTGCTAATCCAATGGAATGAGTTCATTAGTCTCGTAATCCATAATTTGTTTGTCTATAATTGCGGCATAAGCGTGTTTTTGTTTCCATCCCTCTTGAGTGTAAAATTGCACCTGCTGCTGGTTGTAAAAGAATTTTTTATATGCCTTTTTTATTTGCTCTTTAGTCATTTCTGAAGAAGTTAGAATTTTAGTTCCATTGCTATATGCTTCTAACACTTCTATACTAATATTATCTATTTCTCCAATTTTCTCTTGAAAAGTTACATTGGTTTTAAAATCGTTTTTTTTTCGTTTAATAGCCATACCAGTAACCGTAGTATAATAAAAAGAGTTGATGTAAGAATTAGATATTTTCATATTAATAAGGCCATCCGCTCCTATTGCTTTCACTTTTTTCCCAATATCAGAAAATGCTTTTTCTGTATCTACAGAATACGACCAAGCATTTCGAATGGCTCCTCTTGTTACAGAAACCACACTTCCTATTGGCGTATAATCAAAATCCACATTATTAGACTCAGTTACATAAATTCCATTCTTTAAGAACCTGGAATAATCTATGACTTCTGTTACAGTCATTTGATCCAATGATACACAAGAGGTAATCAACAGCGACAACGTAACATTAAATAGAAATAAAACTCGTTTCATATTCAATTATTTATAGTACTTTTGTGAAAAAGGAATCATCCATGGAGAAAAAGTTCAAATTATATTTTGTATTGTTGTTCATAGTAGCTCCCTTCATATTGGGGAGCGTTTTCACTATCCTAATAATGCAGTTATTAAAACGGTAATGAGAGACCCTATCAGTGTAGAAACTAAAGAAATCAGAATGGCAGCGGTCTTGCTTTCTTTCCACCATTCCTTTATGGATAGTTTCCGCTGATAATTCTTCATCCCCCTGTGTGCCATCTTCTGTCCTTCCGGTGTCAGCCGGAGCCAACCTTCACCAAGCAGGGCAACCAGCTTATAGTCGTTTATCAACGTGTCGAACACGAAGTTGATGTCTATCCTATCCATTCTTTCAGCAAACTCTTTAAGCAATAGGCTGCGTGCGTTATCCTTGTTGATACGCCCGTCATGCTCCACCAGTATCCCAAGCAGTCTGTCTGCTATCTTTATTTGCTTTTCTGTCATCGTATTAAAATGGTGAATCCCTTATCAAAACGCGCCCAAAGGTATAGCCACACCTCAACCCGGTTTTACGGATTACGTTTTGAAAAGGGATTCATATTGATAAATGTATAGCTATGTTGGTATTGGGCGTTGCAAAGATACGGAAAATCCCTGGAAATGGAAGAAGTGCAGATTTATAAAAAGTAATAATACATAGTAAATTTGTTATGTATTTATTGCACATATCAAAAATACTATGTATCTTTGTAGTGTTCAATAAAACAAGGAAGTAATGGAAAACAAAAAAGAGATTTTGCTAATTGCCCAGAAGCTAACCGAGCTAAGGTTGAAACAAAAGATGCTGAAATGGGCATTTGAAAACAGTAAAGGGTTACCGGAAGAGAAGATGAACGCCATACTTGATGAAAAATTGAGAATAGACCATCTGATAAAAATGCTGGAAACCAAACTAAAAGAATTAGAAAAGTAAAAACAGCCCCCTCGGACGAAAAGAGGGGGCAAAAAAAAATTTGCTTATGAAAACAATCAATGACGAACTGAAGGAACTTACTGCCATTCTAAATGGAGATTCAACCAACAAGGAAGAGGAATACCAACAGAAGTTCTTGTACATACAAGAACATTACACCACGAAAGCCGATTCAGAAGCCATTGCCGACTGGCTGTTGAACGGGTATCACGAACTGGCTAAAGAAGCGGAGGAGCTGAACCGTACAATAGCCTTGCAGGAGAAGATAAAGGAGATGAAGGAAATTGTGCCAATCTCTTATATCGCCCGTAATTATTTCGGGAAAAGTACGGCTTGGCTGCAACAGCGTATTTACGGCTACAAGGTACGTGGCCGTGTCTATACGCTAAGTGAACAGGACAGGCTGATTTTTAATAATGCCATCCACGACATTTGTAACAAATTAGGCTCGCTATCCATAGCTTGATAGACGTTTTATTGAACATTCTGTCCCCGCAGCTTCGAGCCACTGTGGGGATTTTTTATTCTATTCGGTAAAAAGTCCCCTTCAGTACCTTGCTTAATCCATCGACATCTATTTCCGTCTCAATCTTCTCGCACAAATACTGCTTGTTGCCTATAAGAAACACCTTATTCACGTCCGGCAACTTATCGGCTTGGAACTGGATTGTGTAAGGGATATTGGAGTGGAACAGACTGAGTGTCGACAACCGATGTCCGACACTGTCCGGACAAACATCGTTCAAGCTCAGGGAATACGGAAGGAAGTCCGTGAGCTGTGCTCCGGTCTTCTGCTGGTAGTCCGTAAAAGGATAGGCATAATCATAGGCATGTGTCTGACCGCTGTAAGTTACGTTCTGCCGGTTGAACTTACCGGTATTGACAGCCACTTCCATGTGCCCGTTTTTTTCCTGCTTCTCCTTCAACTCCACGTCACCGTTTATGGCTTCCTGGACATTGAAGCGCTCCTGCTTGGCAACAGTAGCCTGGTAGCCCACCGCGGGTATGTTCAATACCATGGAGGTGTACGGACGGGACAAATCGTAATCAGCTACAGAGCCATACACGCCGACATTGAACTGAATAATTTTAGCCGGGACGATTCCGAGTGAGGTCTCTACATCGGACGATTCCGGGTCACGGATTAAATCCGCATACAAATTGACTTCACGCAGCGTATTCTTATCATTTTCATTGTAGTTGATATAATACCGTTTACCAACAATAAAGATTGTACTTTTCTTGTCACTGTCACCCATTCCGTTGTATGCGGCCAGCATTGCATCGTAAGAATCATATTCTTGTTTGTATGCAGCTTCTATGATGTCCCTTTCAATTCGCAGATAGCCGTCATCCGTATGGGAAGGCAGATTGTAGCCCACATTGCCAGTGCTCAAGTCTTTCTCATTCTTTTCATCTTCAATATCCACAGTGAACTCCCGTAGCAGGGAGGATGCAGGAATTATCTCCTTTCCGGATTCTGTAAAATAATCGTTAAGCCCTACGAGACTCACCACTTTGGTGCGTTCGTTGACCACTGTAACCGCACAAAGGAATTTCTCCAGTTCATCAAAGAATTCGGAAACAGTCCAGTGCGGCAATGCGGCGGCCACCCGGTTGCTGCTTACCGCGCTGCACACATAAACGTTCCGCAAGAAATTGTTATCAAAGAAGGAGGTATCGAACGTATAGCCAAAATACTCCACTATTCTCTTGATGACTGTCAAAAGGTATGGTTGTACACATCGACGGCCATAATAGGGGCAAAGGGTAAAATTGTTCGTGCCGAACTCATAGATTGCATCGTTCTGAAGATTCTCCCATTTGGCTTCCTGATAGAACACCGGCAACCATACAGCTTCAATGTCGTCCACCGAACCGTAGTAGTTCACCAGATTGGCAGGTGGCTGGAAACGGTTCTGATTGTTGTTCGGCCAACTGATTGTACCTAAATCAAGTTCGTCAATATACAGATCATCATTCGTCAGCAGATTAAATTCTGCATTACCCGATACGAGCTGTACCTTAACCAGTGCATCTTCTACTGAGAGTAAAACCGCACTGCCGTAGAGCAGGCATCTGGCGTCAACGATGAGTGTGGCCGGAAGGATAGTCTTTTTTTTCGTCACATCCAGTCTGTTCACGTGCTTGAATATGGCATGATTGGCAGGCATGGGGAGTTCTATGTCCAAGGAATAATTGGAACTGCGGGTGAAATACGGATTCTCGGAGGTGAACGTAATGTTGAACCCTTCAGGAAGGGCGGCCAATTGCCCGTCAATGTATAATTCTGTCATTGCTTGTTGCGTGATTTATTGTTGTTCAACTTCTGATACTCTTTCTGAGCCTGGTTGATACCCCGTTTGCCGGTAACATAAGTTTCCGCCACCAGCGGATCATCCAGCCTGTTTTTAAGCTTTCGCAATACGCGGGTACATTCTATCAGCATCGCCACCATAGCCGGGTCATTGGTCGTCGTTGTGGCGCTGGCAGCAGGTGCCTTGGCAGGTACGGTACGTGTACTCTTTCCGGAACCTGCTACAGCCGCTATGTCTTCAGCTGTCAGATTACCAACATTACCGCTACGCTGTGCCACGTCAATGGCGTCGAATATCGGTCGCAGATTCGGATTGGCGACAGCGAAACGGTTGGCGACGAATTCGTTGGAATGCACGATACCTTGCGGCTGATTCCAGTCACCGGACGGAGTAAAGCCGCCGGTGTAGAAATTGGAGATAAGCCCTTTGGCTGTCTCAAATGCGGCAGTTATCAGAGCAATCTCTCCGGCAGCTTTAGCTACACCTACGAAGCCGAGTGAACCTATATTCTTGATGGTGCGTTCGGTAACGGCCATAATCATCATACGTTCCAACGCATCAAGCGACATAGTAAGAATATTCTTCAGGAAGTCCTTGAGAGACACCTCGGAGTCCGTGAAGAATTGCGCCATGGTCTCTCCGAAGCCTTTCGCCAGGTCAGACAGTATGTCAAACTTCTCACGTTCAATCCGTTTTTCTTCTTCAGCATCTTTTTGGGCATCCTTCAGATTACGTTTACGCATCTGTTCACGTACCTGGTTTTTCTTCTCCTCACTGATTGCCGCGTCATTGAGAACCTTATGGTAATATACATCTTGCAGTCTGCGCAGCTCATTGAAATACTCCTCCTCGGAAGTCCTGTATTCATAATGATACATGGCGGCAGCTTCCACCTGCATTTGGTACTCTTTGTCCAAACGGGAAAACGTTTCTTCTGCCTGCTCCTTACGGCGTTTCTCTTCATCCTTGGCAGACTGTTCATCAAGCCTGCGCAATTCATCACGCGCCTTTATTTCCGCATCAAGTATTTGGTCATTGATACGTTGAATCTCTGAAGGCTCAAGCCCCTTGACCTTCAGCTTATCGTTGAGCAGTTGCATCTCCGCATCCCGCATTTGCTTGTTGTATTCCTCTTGGGTCATCTTATCGTCAGCGAGGTATTTCCGTTTGATGTCAGCGATGCGCCGGTAGTAGTCGGCTTCAGCTTGGACGAACTTGTCTTTGGCAGCATTGTTTTTATCGCAGGTGCAAGGTTTGTTCCCACATATCGGACATTTGCCGTTACCACCGCCATTGCCACCGGAATTTCCATCCGTTCCACTGTTTGTTTTGGTGGAGACTTCCAGCTCCTTGCTAATTTGTTCGTAAATGGTCATATAGCTTTCGATAGCCTTCTTAGTGTGTTCAATGTCGAATTTTAGCTGTTCTACCGCTACATCGTAAGCGGTGAATCCTGTTTGGGCATACGTAGCACTTTCACGCGCTTTCTTTTGACCGGCCAATGCCTTGTCCAGTTCTACCTGGTATTCGATTAGTTTCTTGCTCTCGGATTCAATATAGGATGATGCACCTTTCAACATCGCCTCTTTTTGTAGCTGTTCTACATATCGGGCCTTGGCATCAGCCGCCTTTTGCGTGTTGATTGTCTCCAAAGTGATGTCACCCAAGTAATCGGGAGCAATCTTGTTGATTTTTTCCATGGCTTCTCTACGTTTATCCATAGCAACACGGTTGTTTTGCGCTACCATCCACAAGGTATCCAACTCTTTGCGCTGGTCAGCGGTGGATTTGGCAGCCTCTTTTTGGAGACGATTTGTGGCTTTTTGAACATCAACGTACTCGTGGGCACGTTTGTATAAGTATAAAAAAGCTGCGCCACCTGCAAGAAGAACCGTAGATAGAGCACCTGCCGGACTCAGCTTCATAACCGTCCAAGCAGCCCGCATGGATTTTGCAGCAAGGTCCACACGGCCTTGCAGCACTTGCATGGCTCCTGCAAAGAGGTAGGTGGATACGCGGACAGTTTTTAGTAGTATATTATGTCCAGCCAAAAGCGTGCTCAACCTGCGAAGTTGGGTAAAAGAAGTAACGGTATAACCTGAAACTGTATTGACAGCAATACCGTAGGCAAGCTGTAATGCGGTAGCCGTCTTGGTGATGGCGTTCCAAGCCTTTGAAGCGATAGTGGCAGCTTTCGTCCGTAATGTGTAAACAGCGATACAAGATGCCACATATAGGACGGTACCACCCCATTTGTTGCACCAGTCAATCAATCCCGGCAAATATTTGAGCACATTGGTCAGCATATTCGTACTCACCGTCAGAGCCGGATTCAACTTCTCGCCAAGGTCAATGGCTGCCAGCTTCATCTTATTACGTGCCTGCTCCAGTTTGGCCTGTGCGGTATCACTGTTTATGGCCGCCTGCTCATACGCCACATTGGTACCGGTGACGGCAGCGGTGAAGTCTTTCACCATCTCCGTGTTCTGAAGGATTACGGATGCGGTATTGTAGCCTTCCTCCCCGAACATCTTCTTGATGGCGCCTGCGTCCATATTCTTGTTCTTCAGATTCTCCAGTGCCTTATCCAACCCGACGATTTTGGGGTTGGTTTCGTCTGCCCCGGTCTGAAGAACCAGAAAGAATTTCTTCAATCCCGTTCCGGCCACTTCATCCTTTATACCCCGATAGGCAAGCGTTTCAATCAATGCGACCGTCTGTTCAATGGGAACATTGGCCGAAGCCGCTGCGGTACCTGCATTCCGGATAGCCTTTGCCTGGCTTGCGATATTGGCGGAACCTGCCTGGGAGCCGGCAGCCAATACATTGGTAAACCGTCCAGCCTGGTCTGCCGCTGCCCCATATTGGTTGAGTGATAAAGTAAGTGAATCAACCGCTTCGTTCAGGGTGATGTCTTTGGCTGCCGCCTGCAATCGCATGGCTTCCTCCGTAACAGCCTTGAGCGCCTCCTTGTCTCCCAGCAGTTCCGGTTTGGCCGAACCGACCAGCATGAACGCATCCAGGATTTCGGCTGCCGACTGGCGGACACGCAAGCCCTCTTTTGTCATGGTGGTGGAAAGCGTCTTGGCCTGCCCGGTCAACCAGGCAATGCTGTCATCATCAAGTCCGGTCAAGGCTTTCAGCCCGGCCTGGGACTCCTCCAACTTGTTGCGTTCGTCTCTGATGGCGCGCAAGGCAAGGGTAAAACCGGTAAGGAAACCTATTACGGACAAGATAACTCCACCGAAACGGTTGAACCAGTCCACCATACTGCCAATACTGACAGTCGCTTTCTTGGTTTCGGTGGTGATGCCTTTTATCTCCTGGCGATGCTGTTTTAAAATCCCCTGAAGATGCTGTATCTTCGCCATGGTGCGGTTGTATTCCTCAGAGCCGCGTGTCATTTCCTTAATGTCACGCTGTAGGCGTTTCATCTCCAAATCAATGGAATTGATGTCATTCTTAATTTCCTTGCCATCGATGTACAAGTAGACACCTCTTTTGACAGTCTTGTCACTTTTTGCCATAACGTTTTTCAATTGTTATTTTATCAAACTTCTGAAGCACATTCTTGAGTGCCTGGTCACCGTAATACTCTCCGGATAAATCAGCCAGTGATTCGATGTTATCCACAATGGGAGGGTCTAACCAGGGTAGGGGACTTCGCCGGATAACGGCATAGTGTTCGTCAACGGTACGCATGCGCCGGATGCGATATTCAGAAACACGTAAAGAACGCAGTTCCTGACGTTTCTTCTTATCGCTCCATGCCGAATGTCCCTTCATTATAATTCCGTTCTTGACGATATATCCACGCCCGGCGCCATATTCCCGGTACGCACCATACCGGGCAAAGCGGAACCCCAGACCGACATAAGCCGGTCCACCTTCACGGTCTTTCAGCCAACGGGATTGCAGTTCCCTACGCAATCTGCCGGTTGCGTGTGTCCGTTGTAGAATATTTACGGAGGTATTCTTGACTTTCCACGTCCAGTTCTCAACTCCTCGATTGAATTTCTCGGAGGTCATTAAATTCTTTTCTTCAGTTATTGCCATAAAAAAGCCTTTAGTTTCGGACACAAAACTAAAGGCTGAAAAGAGTGGAAAAAAGGACAAGAATTCAACGGACAGAGAACTTGAAATCATTGATCCGGTTCAGCCATCCTTTCCGGAATACAAGCTGCGACGGGTTCCTTTTACAGATTTCTTCAATAAACCGGATTCTGTCTGTCTTGATAGCTTCGAACAGCTGCCGTTGGTTGGCCAGATTGATACTTGCAACCGTCTGAGACCCTACGATACCGTCTACATTGATTTGCAGTAGTTGTTGTACCCTTGTGATACCGGGACGTCCGGAGGCCCACACCCAATCCACACAGATATTCGCAATGGACTGGTTGTGTATGAAGTCCGCTTGGTAACGGTCCCAATAATACTTCTTGAAAACATGAAAAACGTCATCCGGAGTAATCATGCGTAAATCATCCGCATCAATGTCTCCGTCACCATCCTTGTCATAACCACATGATTTCCACGTAGACAAGGTTATCCCCATATTGGTTTTGCCACCTTTGTCATTTTTGTGGTCACTCCATCCGCCTTCCCATTTGCGGATGACCTTGAATAAGATTTCTGCTTTTGCCATAACTATGAATTAATAGAACAGTGGCAAAAGTAATGTATGACTTAATTTTTATGTAGGACATGCATTCTCCGCAAATGGTCATCCAATGTTTTAGGGTTACATTTAAGCTTACGACATATGGCTGCCTTTGAATAACCGTATTCGAGCATAGTTTGAATGAGTTTTTCCTTACCAGTCAGCTTGTAATGCGTGTTTTTATCCCCCTTTTTCCGACCAAGTCGTATTCCTGCAGCTTTTCTGTAAGCAAGGGCCTCCTTGGTTCGCTGACTGATAAGGTCACGTTCAATCTCAGCGGATAACCCGAAAGCGAATGCCAATACCTTACTGTTGATGTTATTACCTAATTCGTAACGCTCCTTGACAGTAAGAACGCAAGTCTCCTTAATCATACAGAGGTGAAGCATTGACATAATACCCATTAGGTTTCTTCCTAATCGGCTGATTTCTGTTATGATTAGAGTGTCGCCTTTCTTCATCCTCTTGAGAAGCGGACCTAATTTCCTATCGTTAGCAATTTTGGTACCGGAAACCTTCTCGGACACCCATTTATCTATTACAAGTCCTTTTTCCGTTGCAAATTTCTGGACTTCGAACCTTTGGTTCTCGACTGTTTGTTTGTCAGTGCTAACCCTAATGTATGCGTAAACCATTTTTAGCCGTGAAGGTAGTCTTATTCAACAGCCTAACCAAAAAGGGTATTCTAATGACCCTCAAAAGTACAAGGGATATGATGGAGAAGGTAAACATAAGTCAAGCCTTAAACAACTTATCTGTTAAGGATGATGCAGATTTTTTCTATGGGGAAACAAGTAGTAAACCGGTGAAGATAAAGAAGAGCAATTTATTCACAAGTGTTTTTGCATATAAAGGACTTCTGAGCTCAGATAAAGACCTTAATACTATTTCAGAAAATGGAATATACTATTCTGCCTTTGCAATGAATTCGCCAGAAAACATATCGGGGCTATTGTTGCATTACGCGGAAAAGGATATGGCTTCCCAAATTCTAATAAATTCACGAAATGGGGAGTTATATACTCGTTCGCGAGTATATAATACGGGAAATTGGGATAAATGGACTCCCTGGAAAAAAATATCTTTTACCAATTAA